TGTTACAGGATTTAACCAAATAGCGTTTTGGTACGCGTCCTCCAAATCATATCCGGCATTAATCAGTGGTACGATCTGCTCGGATACCTCATCGAAGAATTCATGGGCAGGATCAGATGCAAAAGCGTCTACATCCTGTGATACACGGTCGTGGGCTACCTGTTGGGCGTGCTGTTGAGACTGTGCATAATGGTTTTCAAGGCTACTAACCTTGTCTTGCATTGCTTTTAGTGCCGGATCGACTTCTTTCTGTTCCCCGTCTAAAGACACATTATAACTTTGAGCTAACTGCCTGATAAGGCTAACCCTGCCAGCATCATCAGCTGTTGATAATCTGTAATGCGCGTTCATCAGATTTTTGACTAGCGCGCTTTCGTTGATTCCTTGAGCTTTTAATATTTCTGCATAAGGCGACATGATATCTCGCATGTCGCGGCCTCGATTTGCATCATCGCGATCTTTTTCAAGCCCTTCCCTCATCTGCTCTTCGCGCTGCTCTACATAATCCTGGACGGCTGGATCTAGCCCGTTCCAGAACTCATGCATTTCCTTCTTCCATGACTGAGGAGCATGGCGTGTTTCTACTTGCTCAACTTGTTCTTCTTGCTCTGGCTCAACTTGCTCTGGTTCAACTTCTTGTTTGGTTTCTACCTCCTGCTGTTCGCTTTCAGGCTCAACACCAAACAAATCAGAACTGATGTTCTCCATTGCAGCATCCATATCAATGCCGCTTTCTGTACTTTCTGAACCGCTGTCTGCGAGTTCTTCATTCATGGTTAAATCCTCGTATATTCACAATCGGCGCCAGAGGTTAACTCTTCGGCCAGTTTCTCTCGTTTACGAATTGGCATTTTCTCAAATTCCGCCTCTACAGTTTCATCCATGGCTTTCTCTAATTTAGCCTCTTCAGTCTCCATATGCTTAGTAATGTGCTTTTTAAGGCTTGGCTCATAATCAACACAGTCATGCTCTGCCATATCCTTTCTACGCTGTTTGTATGATGTAATCAGCTTCCCTGATGCAGGAGAGAGATAACTATCCCATGGAGCCATATCGCAATTAATCATTGTTGGAACAATAACGCGCTTAGCCTCTCGTCCGCATTCGCAGGTTTGAGGTTGCTTGTAATCTTTCAGTTTTAGGATTCGGTCAAATTTATGACCGTTTTCACATTCATAGGTGTATAAAGGCATGGTTAATTATCTTCCAAAATAAGATCAAATCCGCCTGAAACATCGGCAATAACACCACCGCCGCCTGTTAACTCTGTTGATTCAAGCCAAACATCAGTCTTCTCGGTTATCTTAAAATAGGGATTAAATGTCTGATTAATATAGCTATTAGCGTCTGCGTCAAGCCCGATAACATGTTTTATCCATGACGCATAACCGTTATCGTTATCTCGAGCCCATAATTTTGTCAGTAGCTCAGGGTTGCCACCACCAGATACTTTATTTAGCGATATATAGTAATTCGTCATATACCCGGTTTTACCAGCGGGTATTGTATAAATCGCCATCAGAGTCTGATTGTCACCGATTGAAACTTGGGCCTGAAAACTAGCTTTTCCGGTTGGGCCTACACGCAGATTCTGATCCATGACAGACGGGTCAAGAACTTTCATACGGAAAACTCTTCTCAAGGCTGTAGTCAGTCCAACCTCCGTTGTGGAATCTGCTGCATCTGTTGTGACATTTTGAACGGTCAGAGCCCAGCTAGCATCCAAGCCTTGAACTTCTACAACAACGCCTCTTGTCGTTGCGGAATCTACTGCACTCCATATATGCGTGATATCTGCACTAGAGGGCCATGTATAGGTAGTGCTACCATCCCAAATCGGATTTGTTGCCCCAGCACCTAATGCTGGATCATTACCAAACTTATTTACTGTCGAGTAGCCTGGTTCTCTACCGCTCGAAACCTCAAGATAGAAATCTTTTAAAGCTCCAATATTTGCTGATAATGCATCAGGGATTCGACTAATAGGCAATGGAACCGTCCTCACCGTTAGCGGTGAATGTCAGTGCGTCTCCTGTTCCTGTAGCTACAGAAAGGCGCCCTGCTGGATCATTCATGTATATACGAGCCTGCCACATGTCTGTAGTGTTTCCCAGTAACTCAACGTCATAAGCAATCGCTGTTGTTTGATCGGCAGTAGTCCCGTCTTCGTCTACAAAGATTCGGTATGTTGCAGATGAACCTGTCGTATTACAGATAATAATGTTGTGAACAACACACCGATCTCTGTTTGTCGGTGAATATAGTTCTATTGGCGTTGTATCACTTGGTCTTACTTGTCCAAGCTGGACTGTCTTGGATGTTTCGGATGTCATGCGGCTTGATTGGCTTTCTGAAATCTGGCTGCTTGCTTATCCAACATAGACCTGACATCAGATTTATGACGCTCTAACAGAGCTTTCAAAGAAGCCTCCATTTCAACCTGATTTGTTTGTTGCTTAACATTAGCGAGATCTTCCTGATATTTCAGTTTTAATTGCGCTAACTGGTTTGCAAAATCAAGCTGCATCTTTTCTGCTTTGAGCTTGTTGGATTGCTGAATAAATTGCTCCTGAGCCTGCTGTTTTTCCTGCTGGAATTTCTGCTGCTCTTGTTGGAACTTCTGCTGAGCTTGCTGGAATTCCTTAACTGCTTTTTCTTGTTCTGGATTCGGCTGCTGTTGGGGCTCAGTCATCTGATTAAGCTCGTCTTCAACCTCTCGGCCAAACCTGTAACGCTTAACAATAGAGAGCATCATGGACTTTGCGGCGCCAAAGGGCATAACCCCCTTATCAATCAGCGGGGCGATCCCATTCATGAATTGGCCCATGGCGTTCATAAAATCACCAACCAATTGCTTGTCTTCAGTCGCCTCAACATCAATCGTTGAATTTGTCTCCATATCGAGGCGATAGCTTCTAGAGTAGTTATCTTTCAGTATTTCGAGGACATCCCCCCAGTTAGGCATCTGCAATACTTGCATGGCTTGCTGAATGGAGGGATCTTGTGGATTCATCCGATTCTGTTGTGCAATTTGCACGATTTTCTGTGCTTGCTCTCTCTGTTCAGTTGTAGAGTAGGGCAATCCTGTCATTTTCGCCCATGAGGACTCAGAGAACTTATTAACAGCAACATCCAGCATCAATCGCATCGTATCAAGGACATACCGCTGGACTTCCTTCTGGAGCCGCTTAATCCTCATGGTTCCCCATGATTCCTTGATCTTCTGTGCGCCGAGTGTCTCGGATGCTGCTGATTGACCCCTGATAATGTCGGAAATGCCGGTCACTTCATAGATGACACGTTTTGCTGATTCCCTGGCTTGCATAAGCTGTTGGGCAACATTAACAAGCTCACCTATAGGAATCATCCAAATATTCTTATCTAGCCCGCCTTCTGCAAGCATAGCTGCCTTATCTGTTGGGACAAGGGCATTGTCTTCCTCTTTAAAGATCTGCTCTATTTCCTCACCCAGGGCGCCGTTATAAGTCCCTCTGACCTTGATTGCCTCTATGACTCGATTTAGCCTGTCCTGTATCCTGTTGAGTTCTCTGGCTTGATTCTTGTAGATTGTATAGAGAGCGGTCGGTATACGGTCACTGGACTTTTCAACAAACTGAATCGGCTCAGGACAATTGAAGAATCCTGTCAGTTCTAACGGGTCATCATCCTCTCTTAAGAAATCATCCTTGTATTGAGAACTGATATATTTGATCTTTTTGTCTGATTTATCCCAGATCTGGAAGATTCTGGCTGTTTTGCGATAGCCTTGGTCCTTGTTTTCTTCCTTCTTATAATCGTCTTCGTTATCTTGCTCCTCACCCTCGACAAACGTCAATTTATTGGCTTTTTCACCAAATAGCCGTCTAGCCTCTTCACGATCCAAGTATTCTTCATAGGCTATCCAAGGGACTTTTGACCACTTAGTGGCATATCCGAACAGAACCCGATCCCATTTCCTTGAATCCGTACAAACTGTCTCCCAGTCATCATCTGACTCATATTTAACACTTGTGACGCCTCTACCGGGCAGAAGGCCGTCAAGCGTTGCATTTGACATGGATTTGTCAAATTTATCGTAATCATCAAGATCTGTATCTATTAGATACTCTAGGAGTCGTTGTGCAGCCTCTGCTACCACTTTCCCCATAGGGTCTTCATCTTTGAACCGCCTCTTTACTAAGGGCCTTGGAACCTCTGAGAAGAGAGCTGGAAGGAGTGTTTCTGTGTTGGAATAGAGGATATTGAACGGTGTCTTTTTCTCATTGGAGTAGATCTCACGAATCTCTCTGCCATCTTCGCGAAAGTCCTTCTCACGCTTCTTGGCGTCGTTGATTTCTTCCAGCCATTGAGAAACCGTTAAATCAGTCATACAAGTCCAGCCCTTTCATTACGTTTCTTCCTAAAGTGGTTTTTTCTTATCTCGCCAAATTTGATGTTGGTCACATTTCCAGCGAATAGCTTTTCTTGATCAGTCAACTCCGGGTAAGCCATTTTTGATTGCTGCCAAGTCAAACTGAGGTATCTGAATGCATCTGATGCATGAGAGTGCTCGTCATGGACAGGAGTAAGTGAGAAGACCTTTTTGACCTCATCGTAAGTCCGTTTGTAGTTCTTCAGGTGTTCAAAGCCTTTCTCTACGCTTCTGTCGAAATCACACAATGGAAATGTCTTTCTAGCCGCCTGTATGCCGTCTTCTCTGCCGATATTTGGCACTAGAACGAAATCGCCTACTTTCTGCTCGATAAATTGCTGGAGTATTGTCTTACCACCCATCCCTAGTTTAAGTGGTCTTGCATCATGAGGGAGCCAATGAAGGCCGTAATCGTACCCTTTCTCCCTCAAAACTTGGCAATAATCCTCGATCTCCTTAAAACTGTCTTCATGGTAGTCGATTATCCTGATTCTGCCTTCGACCATCTGGTAGAACCAGATTGAAGTCATATCGCTACGACAGATATCCCATACGGTGAAGACTGGGAGATGCCCAACAGCGGGGAAATCGCCTAATCGTCCATCAAAGGTAACTTTAGTTGCCTGAGCGCCCCAAATAGCACCAGGGATTGCTGCTTCGAAGCTTACATAATACTCCTGGAGCCAGATTGCCTTGCCATATTCGTCTCCATGCTCACTTTGAAGCTCTTCAAGCTCATTTAAGAGCTGTTCGTGAGTGAAAACGCCTGTTTTATCGACTGTCAGGCGTTCAGAAAACCAATCTGAAGACCTCTCAGCAAGATCCATCAGGTTTTTGAAGTGATTCTTGCCCCTTGGTGTTGAGTTGAATATTGCCCAACCACCATTCTCTAGCAAAATCGGCCTTAAAAAGCCCCACGAGCTTGGATTAGAGAGCGCATACTCAGAAAACGTCAGGCCTACAGGAGGAGAACCTACAAGGGCGTCGTAGTTATCACTGCCCATCAACTGCCATGTTGAGCCATTCTTGAAGACAAGCTTCATCTCCTGCTGGAGGGTGTTTTCTCTTATTTCGTGCGGGAATGCTTCATCTATACGCTTTTTGCCTGTATGAGGATTGACAGCATCCCATATCGCCTTTCGGCACTGGTTATATTCAGGCAGTAGATACCAATAGTTGCCTATTCGCTCAAATACTGAGCAGGCATTGTGATGCATCATGGTGTCGTCTTTGCCGGACCTGCGATGCCAGCAGCAGGCGGCTCTTTTACCCCCTTGCGCTAAATAATTCCATAATGGCACCTGATAATGGCGTGGCTGCCAATTATTAGGGAGGGAGATATTCACAATAGCTCCTGTTCTTGCATCACCTTCCCTTTGAAAAAACCCAAATCATTCGGGATATTCCCTTGACCTGCGTACATTGTTGTCTCAAATAACACTTCTGATCGTTCATTGAATATAGTGAACTCTATTGAGTCCGCGCCATTCACTATTGCTCTGATAGCTGAAATCGGCCTGCGAATATCGTCAGGTAATGATGTAGCTATCCGCTCCCTAGGCGTTCTAGTGTCCACAGGCGGGAGCCAATAGAGCGTTGTCCCCTCAAAAGACCGCCATTTAGTTAAACAATCTGGATGAATATTATGAGCTGCCGTACTTTGATTTACCGACCCAGACCATAACTGAACAAGCCGCATCCAATCTGATGTTGAATCCGCAGGAGGTCTATAGTGTACCTTACACCCTGAATGGTGATGGTCCCCACAAAGCCAACAACCCTGAGAACCAAGGCGTTCCATTTTACCCATAATACCTTGGGCAGCATTCCCGCCAGAATCATCCTGTGTCATCAACCGTTTCATTTCAGCAGGATGATATCCACCTAACGGTTGCTGAGAACCGTATCGACTACCACGGATATTGTCTAATGGGTCATTATCGAACGCAACATCGGCAGCGTCCATCACAGCAACAGGCGCTTGATAGAACATATCAACACTGCCCGCAACTATTCGCCACTTAGCTGAACTTGCTTCAACAGCCGCTAATATCGAATCAATCTGCGCATTACTCAAATACTGTTCCGTATCGCTATTGGCTGACCACGACCCCCCATCCGGAACGGGTGTTCTCAACGGTTTGCCTTTAACAGTTCCCCCTGAATAGGGGCCGCCGCCCTGCGAGTCCAGCTGGATCACAATTTGATCACTGCCTGGAATCGAGTCAACAATATACTCGCCATTTATATCAGGGGAACCTGAAACTCCTGAAAGAATGGCCGCCTGTCCGTCTACTTTAAAATAACTATCTGAAGCTGAATTTATCGTTGTAACGGCTCCCGTGACAATTGATGAGATATCAGCAGCAGCGGGGCCACCTGCGTTCCAGTCACGATCCGGGGCGATAAACTGCACATCTCCGATGGTGAAAACCCAAGCGGTTCCGTCACTGGACACGTAATCATCCGGGGAGGACTGATCGAGGTAGTCAGGGCAGGTTAGACCAATAGCATGGTCCCAAGCTTTACGAGCGTTTATGTAGGTCGCAATAGGCTTGACCGCTTCTCCCTGATCTCCGAGATAGGTATGGTCTCCACTTTGATCATAACTTGCTAGATAGTGATCACACCACTGGCGTTCTTCATTAGAAAAACGCACCTGCATGAACCCGCGATCTGCCAAGGTATCCCCCTCAGCCTCTGTCATCCCCATTATACCAAGGTACGCGGCATAACTTTGCAAATAAGCGTACTCAGAATTTAGGCTTTCAGGAGGCCCGGTAAACCGCCCGGTTCCATCAGTGCCCGTATCATCCACCTGGCCACCATCGACATAACCGTGGTCATCAATGTGAAAAAGACCTATACAATCGCCCCGCGCTAGTGCATCTGCTTTGATAACAGGATACATTCCAGCGGAGTACCGATCATTCGGAGTGGGATCAGGCCCCCTTCCTTGAGCTGGCCCGTCGCACGACACAAACCAGAATGAATAAGTATCACCTGAAGCCGGCGCTTTATTGATTATCCCGTTTAGAGTTTCCCCATCTTGTGTAATCGTGAAAGGTGCGGAGGCTCTAGTTAAACCAGTAATAGACTGTACAGCTGAATATAACCCGACCTCAAGGCCTGGAACGTCGCCGGAATCATCTGCGCCGCCTTCGCCATCTTCTCCTCTCGCTAACATAGTCGGAGTATAGTCCGCTCCCCCTACAGTTATCGTCGGAGTTGAATCACTGAAACTTACCACAGAAATCTTACACCCTGTAGCAGTTCGCGCACCGTGTTTAAACGTAAAGGGCAGCATTACCTGATTGTGGCTTTAAAATCATCCATCAATACATTTTCATCGCGAGGATTAATGCCAACATCTACATAACCCGCAAGATTAGCTACCGGGAAACCACTGACTCCGGCGACTCCATCAGCTGCGGCAGTGTAGGTATAGCTATCAACAAAGGTATCATTAACGTAAATCGACACCTTATCCTCTCTATCTTCAATTCGCACTGACATTTCCTGATTCTGAGCACCTGCTGCCACAGGCAGGTCGGTTTGCGCAGCGCCTGAAGTGTCTAGTGTCCGGTTGGAAACCAGACCAGCGCCGTTACTTGCCCTGACGCGAACACGGATAGCCGGGTCTGCACGCGCTTCAACTCGAACTAATATCTGAAACGAGTCAACTCCTATGTCCTTTCCGTCACCTCTATAAGTAACCTCCATCTTGTCAGTATCAACAGGGAGTGTTGTCTTGATTTCAACATCCTTATCTCCAGGATAACCCATGTTGTAGCTATACTGAGCTGTTCCAACTACAGCGGATCTAACCCCTTTGCCTGCTGTTTGAGTTATCAAGTCCTCGCTGCCAGTGACATCCTTAAAGACATTACCGCCTTGCGCCACTACATCAGGAGCCAGATCAATTATAGTAGCCTCTACAGATGAAAATGCATGATTGAAAACAACAGTTCCAGCAGCGGGTCGTTTTGGTGTTCCAGGTGCAAGACTCATGAGTACAGTACCTCCACGACAACCTGTTGAAGATTGACAGCTGAATCAGCATGTGGAGCATAACTTACTCCTGTCGCTGGCATTTCCTCCGAAAAGACAAACGTCCGCTCTTCGCCTAAACCAACAACTCTCCGAGCTCCAGCAACCTGAGTGTCATTAAACGGCGTTCCAGCAAATCCTACATAAAGATGTTCAGCAGTGCTCACCACGGTATAAGCACCTGCCGTAACTGCATCTAGTAACTTAACAGTTACCATTTTAATATTGGTCCCATTATTCAGTGTCAGGACAGTTGGAACATCAGCATCCAAAGCAGCTGCACTGTCAAAAACCTCAAGCACTCCCTCAGAGTCAGGGGGCCTGGAAACAGGAATATTAGCATCTACTGATGAATATCCATTTTCATCAACGCCAACAACCGTTACTGGATTCTGAATTGCCATATCTAACTCCTAGTTATCCAGCGCGTTCGTATCACAGGGGCCAGCAGTTAAGGCTGCCGAAGCTTCAGCCCACTGAGCCGCAGCATTTCCCGCTTTCGTAGTTCGACACCACATAGCCCTACCAGCATATGGCGAGACCTCACCCACAACGTAAAATGCATCATATGTCGCATCTATCGGGATTTGTTGAAGAACCTTGGCAACCCGCATCGAGTTTTGCCCGACACGCTGTTTATCCTCAGCCGCAGCTTGTAACTCAGCTCCAGTAATAGCCATTATCTACTCCTAAAAAAAGGGGCCGAAGCCCCTTGAATTAAATCCATAAATCTATTTCTTACCCTTAAGCAAACTTTTCTTGATACCCTCACGACACATCTCACGGGCCTTGCTCTGACTCATACCTAAACGCTGCGCCACTTTCTTGTCATTGGCAGCCTGACAGAATAATCTGTGCTGTTTAGGCGTCCAGGGCATTACTCGCCCATGCCACGCAAATAATCACCTGACCGGTGCTTCAGCTTCTTTAGCAAGCTCTTCTTCACCTCTTTACGGCCCTGAGCAACCTGCGTCGGGCTCTTAGGTCGAGCGCCACCAGAAAAGTCACCAGCCTCCATCTTCTTAACACCCTCACTCTTCGGGCTCGGACGTCCAGTCGGACTAGGTACAGACTTACCATACTTACTCATATCTCATATCCTCAATTTCCAACTGAAACCGACGAGTATAAGGATTGTGATTATCCCACTCGTCATATCTTTGACGCTCTTCAAAGTCACGCCTGTCTTCACGACGCTGATCATCAACCCGATACCAATCACTCACAGTAGGATACGGGTCTGAAAGATCATAGCCCTCAAACTGATCGTAAGCACAAACCGATGAAATCCAAAACCCACCAACAAGCGCCAAAATAATGGCTACCATTATTCCCAAGGAGTCCCAATCATGCAAACTCATCTTCACTTGTGCCTCCCAACAGTCCTAGAGTAATAATCATACACCTCCACATCAGATATGACGTGATAAGGTTCAGACTCTGACTCTGTTAGGGTATGAATAGCGTCATGAAGTTGATCTAAACTGATGTCCGCATAAACAAAACACGGAATTAACAACAGGATAGCTATTTTTCTCACTGAATATCATCCCAAGGAGGCGTCTCTAATCGCTTAATCGCATAAACTTGTCCAATGAATTCATTCAGAAGACCGACAAAACCAGCATCTTCCCTCAACGCTCGCAGATTAGGCCATTCGCTCATAATCTTTTTGTAGCGACAGACACGGCGAACTGTTGTATTGGTAATCATCCTGACTCGCTCAGGCCCAATATTATGACCAAGTCCTACAGAACGATAGGTCTCACCAGAAAGAACCCTTTTGATTATTTCAATATCCCTGGAGAAGTTCTTTCTATGAGCCTCACCTTCAAGAAGATCCATATCACACCCCCATCTTAACCACAGTCTTCCAATAACTTAGCCGTCCTAACCGAAATACCAAGCATCCTTTTCCGCGATTTTGTCTCTTCATTGATACACTCAAT